ATGCTCTACGCCAATAATTTACAAAATCGTCTGATACGCCCAATATCTTCATGACTTCTAATATAAGTGTAAAACACATCATATCTTGACTTTTATCGAACTTGGGAACATCAAACTCGTATATGTAAGTGCCCGGTAAGTCCAGATATGTATCAGCCCATTGGCCTACGGTATGTTCGTCCGCTGCAAATGCTAATCTAATAGATGTAGGGAAAAGTAACATTAACCTTTCCAGCAATAAAGTGAACACGCCTACAGATAAAGAAATAATATCTTTACTGTGAAACACGACCGTTTGACCAACAGCCAAAGATCCTTGAGCTGTCAAATCTAATATAGGTTTGGCTTGATTTTTTGGCATTGCGTTATACATCGAAGGGTCTGCCAATTTGTTAGTCATTATGGCATTCGCCGCTTTAACGTCACTTTCTGTATGCTTAGAAGCCCATAATTCCAAGGTTTCGATACCTGGCGATATAGTCATTGAATTAAAAAATGCTAATAGTTCTCGCCAAGAAGAGACTCCGTACAACGTCAAAACATTGAAAACAGACATTCGAACGTGACTGAGACGATCGCCAGACATTTCAGCAGCTTGTCGGTTAAAGTTTCTTTTCATTAGAGCGTTCATCATATTGTAAAAACTGCCAGTTAGATCCGCGGCAGTAGAAGTTCTTAATTTAGAACGAATCAATAAACGTTCGGATGTTTCAGAATAGATGTTCGCGTACGAGACGCGAAACCTGGGAACGGACAGAATAATAACTTTATCAGACAATTCTGCTTGAGATTGCATCGCGGTGTAATCAATGGTAGAATTGCCGGGAAACAATTCGTCGTAAATGTCCTGAACAGTATCGATGGAAACGTCAAATTTAGAATTATAAATTAGAGCTTGTTTTACGGTTATAGCAATGGCGCTTATTACGGTTTCCGGTATCGGGGCCCTAACAATTTTATCAATATGTAAAGCGGACGTAGGAAACAAGGATTCTATGTGCGTCAATATAGAAGTTAACAACTTTAATCTTTCGGCCGTAGCCTGATGATCTGACTCGCGCGTGTTACACATAGAAATAGATGACGTTGCAATCGCTCTTTGAACGGCGCTGGCTAAGTGATCATCCAAATATGTAGAATCGATATTACGAAATATCCGATCGACATTAGATGAACAATCTCGTGGGGCGATCGACGGAAAAATAGTCTTAGAAATCGCGTTCGCCATCTGTTGCATTTTAGAGTGAAGATCTATGTTGAGCAATTTAAGTCTTATGCAAAACACTTCAGGGGCGCAATTTTCGATCAAAAGACATAATAGCGTCGGTGATAAACATTCCAAAAATAAATATTTCCTTTCAGAAATAAACAATTTTTTACTAAACGTCAATATATAGTTCATCGAACGTGTTAGATACTGTTCATCTATATTTACCGTGAACAGCACCTGTTTAACGAAATCAACGAATATCGACGGAACGTAATATCCGGATCTTTTCCGAGTGTTAAACAACATATTGTAATACAAAATGGTTTCTTTAGGGGTAAAACCCGAAAAGAAATGCGAATATCCCATGTTTAGTCGATTGAAGTCGACTGTCGTCAATACGTTAGGCGGCATCTTAGACGTCGAATTAATCGCGTAACGAGATAAAAGTATAAATCCGTTTCGATTATACCTTATGCTCGAACGCGTTCGATCAGTATAATGAGCAGCGTGTATGTCGATAAATTCGCCGCGCGTCATTTTAAACACGTTCGACGAACCATAAGGTTGTATTAAAAGAACATAATCGTGAAAAGTGGCAGACGTAAAAAACCGTTGATTCAAGTCAGAAACGACAACGTGGTCGCTACGACTGGAAGTAGGAAGTTTTGTCCAAACAAAGCGATATCCGCCGGCGACGGAAATACCGGCGGTATAGTGCCACATATCTCGATCGTAAGGTACAAGTAGTAAAACGTCTGAACAAAATTCATCCAATCGTAAGTCAAGCCAATGACGCACGGATCTAGTTGCATAAAACAAGTCCACTATGTGCACGTAAGGTCTATAAATATCAACTTCTTGGGATTGATAAGAATGTATAGGACAAGATGTGCGTTGAGTAAAAGCAAAGTCGGAAGTTTTCACGCCGTCTAACACAAATTGTGTTTCGAACGTTTCAAAATCGTCATCTAATTTTCCGTACGTACTAATGAGCTTACGCAAAATCGAATGCAGCGTCAAGTACCGACGTACTTGAAAAGTTTCATCTTCGACAGTATGCGGAGATTTATAAGTCATTTCACGAATCTCGTCGTCTCTCACTAGAACACATGAAAGATTTGGCGAAACAGGCGTGAAGGGTAGTGTAATTGTAGGTCGTAAAAAATGAGCCTTCCGAACTTCGGACAATTTACATTTGGCTCGTTGTAACACCAGAGCAGCTAGATCGCTGCGACCCGAATTCTGGATAAGCAAGTCGCGTTTATCTGCGGAGGACGCAAATGAGGACAGCTTCTCGGAAAGAAGCTGTAAAACTAAATCTTTCATTATTTTGCAAGAATGATTTAGGTAAGGTAGGGTAGTTTAGTC